ATCGCGGCTTTGGCGTAGCAGCCGGGACAGAACTTCTCCACCGGCTCGTACGCGTGCCGGCTGCCGCCCTGGGCGGGATCCCATTCCCATGTCCCGGTGCCGCACATGGAGCACCGGTCCGCTTTCTCCGTCGCGAAGGCCAGCATCTTGGCCTTGTCCACCGGGTCCCACATCAGGTACTCGGAGTGCGGAATGCCGTGCTCGTTGCAGAACTGAAGCTCGAAGAAGAACTCCGAGTCGGCCCTCAGCCTGCTTCGATAGGGTTTACCTCCACCCGGGAGTTGCAGAGCTCGACAGCCTTCCAGAACAGCGCGGCGACCTCGCCGCGGTTCCAGCTGTCGCTGTTCCAGACCTCGGCCCAGCCGTCCTTGTCGATCGCCGGCTCCCGGCAGACCTCGGTGAGCAGTGCCGGCGCGAACAGGTCCGTGTTGAACGAGGCGCCGCCGGCCCGCTGCTCGGTAGTGGGCGGGTACTTGGACAGCAGCAGGTCGTAGCGCCGGGCGCCGATGGATACGAAGAGGAAGGAAATCTCGGCATCCCCCGACCCCAAGGGTGCCGAGAATTCCTCCTGAGCGGGCTTCTTGCCCAACAGGTCCTTGAGGGTGGCCCGCTTCAGCTTGGCGGGCTTGCCGGACACCTTCTCCGGCTCCTCGGTCGTCTCGGTCGCTGTGGTGATTGCAGCCATGTATTTCCCCTCGGCAGTCAGCGACCCTGCGAGGGAGCATATCCATGACTACCTGGGAAAACCCGTCAGGTCCCGACGATGGCATCCTCGGCCGGCTCCCGCGGCACGGAGAACGTGACGGTGAAGGTGGCCACGGTGTTGTTGGTCATGTTCGCGTTGGTGCGGCTGATCACCCGGACCGGCCACACCTCGACGCCGTCCCCGGTGGCCGGCTTGCCGCCGTACCGGGCGATGTACACGACGCCCTTGGCCCCTCGGGGCAGCAGCTCCCACAGATCGTCGGCGGTGTCATCGCGGTAGCCGTCCATCGACGCGGTGGCTGTGGTGGTGCCGGGGATGCTGGTCTCGAACAGTGTCGAGAGGTCCGGCGTCGGCACCGCGCTGCCCTGGGCGCTGAAGTTCAGCCCAGACACCAGCGAAGTTACCTCGGTGGCCGCGCTCAGCTCGGAGACCTTCGGAGCGTCGAAGACGGCCGGCTCGGTCGGGCTGAATGCGATCCAGGTGTTCTCGTTCGGTATGAACCGGCCCATCGCCTGCTCCTGTTCCTCGGTCGTTAGAACCAGTGTCGCGGCGCTGTCATTACGCGCCGGGGACTACTGGACTGGCTGTCCGGTGTTGGGGTCGACCGGCGGCGCGTTCCGTCCGCCGGGCTCGCCCAGGACCTGGGGCTGGTCCTCGCGGACACCGCTGCCCGACTGGTCGGCCGCATTGGCATCCTGGCCGGAGGCCACCGTCCAGCCCTGCCGCTCGTAGACCTCCTGGCTGGAAGCCGGCACCTCCACGGTGTTGCCGTTGGGGTCGACCATGTTGATCGTTTCGAGTGCCATTACCGTTCCTTTCCCATCCACAGAGTGATTCCGTCCTGCTGGTGCCAGAAGGGCGGGTTGGTGACCGAGATGCGCTGTGGCGATCCCAGGTTGTCGTGGCGCACGTACTGCACCTTGTAGTCGGCGGGGCCCAGGGTGATCCGGGTGAACCGCAGGGAATCCAGCGCGCCGCGCATCTTGTCGGCCAGCCAGGATGCCTGGGACCGGGTGATGCCGAAGTACTCGACCATGTAGGGCATCCGCCAGTCGGCCTGGCTGTCGCCGATGGGGCCGTCGGCCCGATCCGCGGTCAGCTCGCCGAGCACCGCGAACGGTTCATAGCTGGACCCGGGCGCGTTGGGGTGCCCGACCCACGACGCGTCGGGCAGTTCCCCGTCGCCGACCGCGATCCCGGTGGCCTTGAGGGTGGCCAGCACCTTGTCGGTCAACGGCGCCCGGGCGATGGTGGTGCTCACGATTGGCCCTTGATCCGACCGACGACGCGATTGCGCTGCCATTCGAGGGCCCGCAGACGTTCGGCCTCGTGGGCCTGCACGATGCGCAAAGGGGAAAGCGGATACGGCGTCACCTTCGGTTTTGACTTCGGTTTGGGGACTTTACGGAGCGATCGGGCGCCGCTGCCGATCGTGGCCCCGATAGCCCCGGCGGCGAACGCGCTCGGCTTGCGGAGGTTGGTCCGGGCGGCGGCTCTCAGTTTGTCGTCGGCCTTGGAGATGCGATTGTCCACGATGCCGAATGCGTTGGTGCTCACGAGTCCTCCATCAGGGCATCGGTGCCCTTGGTGAGCACATCTTCCGCCATGTCGTCGGCGACGGTGGCCGCGGCCTGCGCGCTGTCGTCCACCCTCTTGGTGGTGCTCCGGGTGCGCGTCAGGATCGACTCCAGCCCCGGACCGGGCATGTCGGCACTGCGGAACCCGGTGGCCGCCTGGAGGCTGGCCTTGCGGGTCACCTTCTTCTTCATCGCGTCGGTGCTCTGGGCGGCGTTCTCGAGGATCCCGATCCATTCGAGCAGGCTGGTCATGGCGTCCCCACCCCCGTCCAGTACTCGGAGTAGCCCTGCAGCGTGCAGGAGAGCCTTCTGGCGTCCCCGAAGGCGCTACCGCCTTCCACCTCCACAACGCGCAGTGTGGCCTCGTTCAGCGTGTCGTCCACCCCGGCATCGCGGACCAGGATGATGTCGTCCTGGCGCGGCAGGGCGGCGCTCCACGGGATCGACACGATGACCTGGCGCATGTCGTACTCGCCGACACCGTTGGAGATGGCTCCCTGCCCGGTGACGGTGTGGAACCGGGCCTTGCCTCCGGTATCGGCCTCAGCCTGTTCGACCGGGGTGGGGAAGGCCGCCGGGGTGACGATGGGGCCGGAGTCGGGAGCGGGCTCATCGGTGGGGAACGACACCGTTACCGGTGCCCGCTGCTGCACCGGAGAGGGCGGAGGTGGTGCCAGCTGGGTGCCCGGCGCCGCCAGGGTGGTGCTGCCGTACACGACGGCCGTCACCGCTACCCCGGCGACCCGCCCGGTGGTCGGGTCCATCGCACCGCGACCGCCGCGCACGATGGTCACCAGGCCGTCCATGTGAGCCTCGGCGTACGCCCGGACCTTCTGCCGGGCGAACTCACTGATCGCATAGGGCATCAGTAGCCCACCGACCCCTCAGGGTCATCCACTCCGAGCTCGCCGAGGTAGCCGAACTCCTGGGTGCCGGCCTCGGGGTTGTCGAACATGCCGATGCCGAACTGCGGCTCGCGCACCCCCGGCAGGGCGTGCTCCCCGATCAGCACCCCGCCCACGTACGGCGCGGCGTAGCGCGCCGTCTGCCGGGCGTCGATCTTGCGCAGCTGGGTGGCCAGCGCCTGGTAGCGCGTCATGAGCTGGTCGCCGGAGTAGCTGACACCGTCGGCGCTGATGCTGATCTCGCCGACGTACTTGGCCGCGATGGCGTCGGCCGCGAAAGCCGCCACCGTGATCGGTGAGGCCTCGGGATCGTCGATGAACTCGAAGAGGTAGTTGATCTCCTCGTCGGACAGCAGCGGCGGAGTGCCGGTGTCCTGGGCCCAGAACCGCACGGCTTCCAGGGGGCTGGCCGCGGGGTCGCCGTCGTAGGCCATTACTCCCCCAGCGGCTTGGGTGGGCTGGTCAGTACGGCTTTGGATGCCCGCTTGCGTGGAGCGGTCTTGGGGAAGCCCTCACCGGTGTCGTCGGTGGCGTCGGACTCGAAGGCCTCGATACCCAGGAGGGGGTAGATCTCGCCGGCGTCCTCGGGGCAGTACTTCTGAACCGCGGCAGCGAAGTCCTTCTCGGACATCTCTTTCTCGATCAGCACGCCGCCGGTGACCAGACCCCAGGTCAGCCGCCAGAGATGGGCCTCCGGACAGGGCTCGCCAGCTTCGCGCCAGCCATCCCCGATCTGGGCCCGGCGGCGCACCTCGAAGGTCTTGATCACTGCGCTTCCTCTCCGGACACAGATCGGGCCGTGCCTCCCTGACGAAAGGCACGGCCCGACCCGTCGTCGCGGTGATCGGTCAGACGACAGCGTTCTTGAGGAACACCCCACAGTCGCGGCTGACCAGCTTCAGATCGTAGGCAGCTTCACCCTCGATCCGGTCCGCCTTGATCTTCGGGTCGTAGAAGCTGCTCATCGTCAGGCCGGACTTGTTGCCGGCGCCGTAGCCGCGCCAGTTGAACGTGTAGCCCGCGGATGGCTCCAGCAGGCTGGGCCGGCTGGGGGCGTAACCGAGCAGCGCCGACTTGGTGTCGATCGTCCAGGTGTAGGTCGCGGCTGCGTCCTGGGACTTGGCGTCGTTGATCGCGGGACCGTTGGCCTGGCTGGAGTAGGCGATGTAGAGCTTGGGGATGCCCAGGAACTCGGCCACCAGCTCTTCGGTGATGACGCCCTTCTGGGTGTACTTGATCCGGTCCAGGATCGCCGGGTGGTTCTTCAGTGCCTTCCAGACGTCCACGCCGAGCACCGCGAAGTTGATCGCCTTGGTGGTCAGCAGGCGGAAGTCGGTCAGCCAGTTGGTGGAGTTCAGCAGCGGGTCCGACGCCGTCTGGTTCCACTGGAGGAACTGGCTCCCGGTCGGCGCGGAGGCCACGCCGGTGAGCTCGGTGCCCCAGACGCCGGACTTGAAGTACTCGTTGGCCCACTGCTGGTCCTTGCCGCGCAGCAGGTGGGAGGTCACCAGCCGCGTCGCGTCGGAGTCCAGGTTCCAGTTGGAGTCCGCGTTGGCCCGCGTCTGCGCGTCGATGTCGACGTGCGCCGCATACACCTCGGCGTAGAAGTTGTCGGTCTGGTTGGACCAGCCGATTCCTGCCGACTCGGTGCCGGGGGCGCGCTTCTGCGCGTCAGCCCGTCGCCAGTCGGCCTTGGAGTACTTCCAGAACACATCCGAGCGCTTGTCCACCGGGAGCGAAGGGAACACCTTGTCCGCGATGAAGTCGCTCGTGTCCTGGAAGTAGGCGACCGACACGTTGGTCAGAGGACCGTCGATGTGGACGTCGGGACTTCCCGGGTTCATAGGCACTGGTCCGGTCCTCTCTTAGATCCGCACAAGGACGACAGCGAGCTGTCCGACCCCTGCGCCCTGGATAACGGTTCCCACCTGAGTGCCGGTGGTCCACTTGGTGCCGCGACCATCGGCGCCGGCCGCGACCGGATCACCGGCGACGAGAGCGGTGCCGGCCACCACGAGGCTGACGCCGCCGATGCAGATGGAGGCGGCCTCGCCGAGGATCTGGGGCTTGTTCTGCATCACCCCGACCGAGTCTCCAGCGGCCGCGGAGACCAGGCCGGCCTGGTGCTCACCGGTCACCTTCACGAAGTAGTACTGCTTGCCGCCGTTCGGGTCGGCCGAACCGGGCATGCCCGGCACGCCCGTCCGGATCGCCAACGAAGCGTCGGCATCCAGCGAGATTCGCCGCTGGGTCTCGTCGTAGGCCATCAGTCGCTCCTCAGCGGGTCCGCTCGGCCCGGTACGCGTCGTACGCGCCCGGGTTGTCATCGAAGAAGGCGATCAGGGCGCCGGCCTTGGACACGTCGCCCTTGGCGACCTGGCCCTCGACCAGGGCTTCGATCTCGGCCATCGGGTCCTCAGCAAGGGCCCGGCCGTCGTAACCCGCCTCGGTGTACAGCATCTCGCCAGCGGAGCTCAGGGCCTTGTGCAACACCGCGCAGTCCTCGTAGGACAGCGATTCGGTGGCCCGCATGAGCACCGGGCCGAGCTCGGTCGGGTCGACCGGGACGTTGTACTCGGCGGCCTTGGAGATGTACTCCCGCTCGAGGCGCAGATCGCGTTCGGCCTTGGCCACTTCCTCAGCGCGCTGCAGTCGGGACTCGGCCTCCTCGGCCCGCTTGGCCAACGTGCCGAGAGCCTTGCTCAGCACCGCGTTCTGGTCGTCCTGGCTGACCGCCTTGGACAACTCGTCGCGGATGCCGGCGATCACCCCGGCGTCGTAGCTGGCGCCGAAGGCCGACTTGCCGACTCCGACGAGTTCCCCGACTTCGGAGTCCTCGTAGTCGTCGTCCTCGTCCTCGTCATCGTCGTCGCCGTAGGTCACCTCATAGAGCTGACCATCTTCGCCCTCGAGGACGTCACCCTCTTCGAACTGGCTCAAGTCCAGCTCGTTGCCGTCCTGATCCGTGTAATCGGGCATGCCATCCTCCTGGTCGGCCCTCTTGGCGATCACGATGGCCGCTGATTGGTTGGCTGCTCGATCGACCAGGGAGATCTCATCGATCTCCATGTCCTTCACGATCTGTACGGCCTGCGGCATGTGTTCGCCTCCTTGGTTCTAAGTCTCGGGATACGCGCAACACGCGCGATCAGCTGTTGTCCTCGCGCTTCAGGTGGCCCTTCTTCTGCGAGCGAACAGTGCCCGCGGCGCCGCCGCCCAGGCTGCCCACGACTTGGCCGCCGATCGTCAGACCCTTGACCTTGCCCCTCGTGGCCGCCGTGGCGAGCGCGCCGGCGCCGCGGCCCGCAGCTCCACCGAGGAGGCCGCCGCCGAACTCGTTCCCGATGGCACGCAGCTTGTGACCCTTCCTGCCGGCGATCGCGCCGTGCCACGACGGCACCAGCGCCCCGGTGGCGATCCGCCCCGCGCTGGCCTTGGGTCGCGGCTCGTCGTCCGCCTTGGAAATCCGGTCGTCCTGGACGCCGAACGCTGAGTAGTTCATTTCCGAGCCCTCTCTCGATTTGGCAACGTTCTTGCGTGACCGGTACGCCCCGGTGCCGGCCAGGCCACCGGCCGCGAGCGCAGTAACTCCGGCGACCTTCCCGGCGCGGATCGCCTTCCCGGCGGCCTTGACTCCTGCAGCGCGCTCGCTGAGCGCGTGATCCATGTGCACCCCGGCCGAGTCCCGGTATTGCCGGATGTGGCTAGCCGCCTGGTCTCCGTGGGCCTTGGTTCTCGGGCTCTTCCGGTAGGCCTCGCGCATGTTCTCCGCGCGCTGCTCCAAACGTCCAACGACCCGGACGTGCGACTTCGCGTTGGTCGAATGATTGGCGGCCTGGGCGACATGGCCGACGGCGACACCGCCCGCTGTAACCGAACCCGCACCGGCTACGGCTGCGGCCGCCTTCTCCTTGTCGCCCTTGGCCTTGGAGATCCGACTGTCGTCTACGCCGAATGCTGAGATTCCCATAGCTGTAACCCTTCTCAGTACGCGTAGGAACGGCCGGACCCCTTGCGGTCCGATCGGTGGATGCCATAGGCAGCAGCGCCCAGCCCGGCCGCGCCCAGGGCCGCGCCCTTGGCCCCGCCGCTGAGGGCACGACTGGCGATGCGCGCCTTCCGGGCCACGGCATCCTGTCCGGCGGCCGATCGCAGCCTGCGCGCAGTGGCCTCGACATTCGTCTTGTTGCGGACCAACCGGATCGGATCCTTGGGGTCCAGGTTCATCCGGCGCAGAGCCTCCGAGGCCTCCGCTCGGTTGTTGGCCGCAGCCTTCGTCTTCCCCGCGGCCTTCACCTTGAGCTTCACCGACTTGCCGGCCAGCACTCCGGCGCCGGTACCGGCCGCGACCGCGCCACCCGCAGCGGCCCCTTCGTACAGATCGGCCCGCTTGTGCCGCTGACGCTCGGAGTCGAACGCCTTCTCGACGAAGAACGCCGACTTGTTCAGCTCGGCAGCGTTACGGCGCTGGCGGGCCGCCTGCACGGCCCGCAGCTCAGCAGTCTTCTTGCCCCGGTTGCGGGTTCCGGTGATGTGCCCCTCGGTAATCAGCCCGGCCCCGGCGGCCGCCAGACCCGCGCCGCCGAGTACCGCGGCCCGGCGCACGTTGGTGGTCTTGCGAGCAGCGTTGGCCAGCTTGGTGTGAGTCTCGGTCTTGTCGGCCATCCGTCCAGCGGTTCTCGCGATCTCCGGCGCGTATTGGTACCCCAGGTACCCACCGGCCAGACCGGCGCCCGCCGTCTTGTACCCGGCGTTCTTCCGCTTGTTCGCCGCCGAGGCCTTGCGCGAATGGATCTGCGACTGGGTGTCGTGATAGGCGATCTCGCCCGGGGTGTACGCCTTGCCGAACGTCTTCTTCTTGGCGCGCTCGAACACCTTCCGGTGCCGCAGGTCGTTGATGTAGCCCTCGGTCGCCAGCCCCAGCCCGGCGGCGACCAACCCGGCGCCGCCCTTGCCGGCGACCTGGTCCATCACCTTGACCTTGCGTGCGATCCGGGTCGCTCGTTCCGCCTCGCCGATCTTCTTTGCCGAGCGGGTCACCATCTCGGCGGCGTGCGGGGAAACGTCCTTGGCGCGGGTGGCCGCCAGGTAGCCGACACCAGCGGCACCCAGACCGGCCTTCTTCCGCTCCTGGGCATGTCTGGCCTTCGGGGGGTCGCCGAGCGCCTTGCCGACCTTTTCCTTCTGGTCCCTGATGCCCCGGACGGCCAGGGGGGTCAGGGCGCCCGCGGCCAGCCCCAGCCCGCCGTACTTCACCCGCTTGGCACCTACCGCCCATTTCCTGGCGGTCTTGGCGGCCGCGACATGCTCATCTCGCAGCGCCGCGTCGACCTGGTCCGACCTTCCCCGCGCGCGACTCCCCATCGCCCGGACGCTGTGCTCCATCGCCTTGTCGTGATGCTCCGCATGCAACACCCTGGCCCCACGCTCCACATGATCACCGCCATAGGCGGCAGCGGTGCCGGCAGTGCCGGCGGCGAGGAGCGCCGCATCCTGGCGACGCCGCTTCTTGTCGTCGGCCTTGGAGATGCGGTAGTCGTCAACACCGAACGCGGAAACCGTCATGGAGTCCTGGCCTTTCCAATGGAGCCCGTCGGAGCGCCAGGGCGTGCGCCCGAGGGGGCAGACGACTTGCCGGCTGGCGTCCCGGCGGGTTTGAGGGCCTTGCTCACGTCGGGCTTGATGAACAGCCGGGCCCGGTCGACCGGGGTCACCTTGTCCGATCGCTTGGCCTTGCGTGCCACCTTGGTGGCGTAGTGCCGACCCTTCGACTCGGCGCTTAGCGCCGACACCCCCTCGGTGACCGGCACCTTGTAGGTGTACTGGGTGCCCGGGTTGCTGCGCAGCTGGTAGGCCAGCCGCCGGGTCTGGGGCTGATAGCCCATCTGCGACACGGCAGAAGAGTCGACCGGCTTGAGCTTGACGCTCGGCGGGTGCAGCGCCTGGTCGGTGCGGGTCTTCAGCGAGCCCTTGATCCGGCGCACCTTCTTGCCCGCCGAGCGCTTGGCGTCGGACAGGACGTCCTTGGTGTCGTGCAGGGTCTCCTTGATGTTGTCCACCGGGCGGTCGGCCTTGAGCAGCGGGTAAACCTGCGTCCCCACCGTCTGCAGGACGTTGGGGGTGTAGTCGACGACCCGGTTGATCAGCCCGCCGTGCGCGATCATCTTCAGCTTCACCTTGTCGGCGGCGGAGCGCTTCTTCGCGTGCAGCGGCACCACCCAGGGGTCGGCCTTGGCCCGCGCCAGCGTCTTCTCCTGCCGGTGCTGGCCGCCCTCGGTCTTGAACCGCCGGTCGGCCTTGGCCAGGTGCTTGGGGCCTGCGGGCACCCACTGGGCGGACCGCTCACCGATCCGCTGGATCTTGCGCCAGTTGTTGCGGTCCTCGGCGGCGCGGTGCTGCCCCACCCCGGAAGCGCTGGCTTCGGCCAGCCCGCGGTGCTTGCCGGGCAGCAGCTTCAGTACCTTGGGCGCATCGGCCTTGGAGATTCCGGCCGGGGTGCGCACGCCGGCGCCGTGGATGGAGAACCCGGCCCGGTGGCCGGACTTGACCAGCCCCCACTGCTCGTCGTCGTTCACCTTGAACCCGACCCACCAGCCGTGCGGCAGCGAGTTGGGGGCCAGGCCCATCTTCTCCAGCTTCTCGCCGGTGACCACGAACGACTCGATCAGGTCCGCGGTGTGCAGCGGCTCGTCGGCGGCCTTGGCCACCCGGCGGTGCATGTCGCCGCCCTTGCGGGACTCCATCACGTAGCGATACGCGGCCTTCTCGGTTTCCTCGATCGGCACGATGTCGCCCTGCAGATCGATCACCTGCTCGCCGTTGATCGCCGACACGGAGGCCCAGCCGAACACCTGGCGCTTGTCGGCGTCGACCTTGGCGATCGCGCCGGTCCACGTCACCGACTTGGTCACGCTCGACGGGACCAGGATCGGCCGCTCCTGCCGGGCCTGCCGACGACGCTCCTTCTTCTGCCCGGCGGCCCTCCCGGCGCCATAGGCTCCGCCCACACCGAACGAGCCGACTCCGGCCGTCCCCAGCGCGACCCGCTTCAGGGTCTTCTTGCTGGGGATCAGGTCGTTGATCTTGGCGGTGGCCTCGGCCGCCTCCCTGGCTGCGTTACTGGCGTGCCCGGTGGCCTTCTCCGCGTTCGTCACGGTGCGCCTGACGCCGCCGATGACGCCCTTGGACAGGTCGTCGTCGTTCTTCCTGCGGCCCCCGACAGCGGCGCCGGCTATCCCGGCACCGACCAGGCCGCCCGCGATCAAGCCGGGCTTGCCCAGCTTCTTGAGCTTGGGGATGAGCCGACCCGCCTTGGGTGCGGTGCCGTCGACACCTGCCGGGGTGCCGCCGGGCTTCGGCGTCGGTGGGGTCGCATTCGGCTTGGGTGGCGAGGTCGCGCCCGGCTGGGGCGGCGGGGTCGCGCCGGGCTGCGCACGGTGCTTGCCCTGGTAGGCCTGTTGGCCACCCAGGTTGCCGGCGCCCTGGCCGGTGTTGGAGTTGAACGTCGATCCCGTCACGGGAGCGACGTTGATGGGCTCCCACGCGTGCTTGCCGGCCTTGGCGATGATGACCACGGCGGCGGACTTCTTGACGACCGGCTTGAACAGCGCGCCCGCCGCGGTCGGGGTCTTCGGCAGCGGGTTGGCCGCCGGGCGCTTGGCCCGCAGGCTGGGTAGCTTGGCCCCCACCACGTTCAGCGGCTTGAGCCGGAACGCCTTGGACACACCCTGCTGCTTGCGCTGGGCGTTGCGGTAGGCCTTGGCGTTGGCCCGCATGGCCAACGAGTCGGCGGCCAGCTCCACACCGTGCAGACCGACCCAGCCCGCCCCGGCGGCTGCGGCAGCCTGTCGCGGGTGGGCGGCGATGGTGCGCAGTACCTTGCCGGTCGGGCCCTTCGCACTAGCGACCCGCGCAGCGCGCGCGGCGGTCTTCGTGGCTGCCTTGTCGTTGATCGTCTTCAGCTTGGCGGCGGCCTTTTCCGACCCCTTGTCAGCGAACGAGTGCAGGATCTCCTTGCGGGTCGCGGACAGCGCGTGCAGACCGCCGACACCGGCCACAGCGGTGCTGCCCATGCCGATCGCGGCCAGCTTCTTCTCCCGCGCGGCCTGCTTCTTCGGATCGACCGGCCCGTCCATGTGCAGATCAGAGCCGCCGGGGCTGAACTTGGCCAACACCTCGCGGGGATCGACGTCGCCGTAGAGCGCCTTGGCGATGCCCGCGAACACCGGGTCCACGGGCGGCTGAGCGGTCTGGGTCATATCCCTAGTGTCGGGCTGGCCGCTACACGCGATCCGGTTCCACGAACACCTCGCGCAATCCGATCACGCCGTGCGGCGCGGAAGACCGATGCTCCCCCAGGGCTGAACGGTAGAGAACGCTCTTGGCCACGTACTGCCCCATCATGTTGTCGGCGCTGTCATCCTCGTGCAGGCCACTGGTGAAGGCCAGGATCTCCGGAGCGGGATCGTCCAGATCCGCATCCAGCCCCAGCTCGGACACCTTCTGGGAGAACGCCTCGCCCTCGTCCCCCAGCACGTCGGCGTTGCGCCACACGATGTGATCAGCCAGCGCGTCCAGCAGGCTCGGATCGATGTCCAGGCCGTCCTGCTTGGCGTCGAAATCGTCGGCGATCCGCTCCTTGACCTTGTCGGGCGAGGACAGGGGGAGCCCGGCGGTCTCGGCGATCCGCTCCAGCTCCCGGGGGCCCAGCTGGGACGCGGCGAACACCGGGTCTTCCATCACCTCGTCGTAGAGCGGCAGCGCATCATCCACCAGATCGTCCCAATCGGCCTCGCCGATCTCGATCCCCGACGCCAGGTCCCAAGGATCGAAGGCGTGTCGCAGCTCGATGTCATTGTCGTTGCTCAGGGCTTCGCGATTCCACTCTCGCGCCTTGGCGAAGTTGTGCCGGCTCTCCGCATCCCCGCCGGCTTTCATGTACCCGCCCAGGTCTTGCATCGGGAAGAAGAAACCCCCGCGCCCGGCGGCCTCGTCCTCCAGCGCCTCCTCGATGACCTGCTCGTCCTTCGGCCGATCCATGATCATGATCAGGGTGCGACGCTGCTGCTTCCGCTCCTTGGCCGTCGCGTTGGCATAGCGGTCCGGCTTGGCCGCGGCGTAGCGGTCGGCCCGTGCCGTTGCGTAGCGGTCGGCTCGCGCAGTTGCATACCGATCGGCCCGTGCGGTTGCATACCGGTCGGGCGTGGCCGAGGCGTATCGATCGGGTCTGGCCGCTGCGTATCGGTCCGGCACTTCTTCGGTCACGCCCGCCAAGACCTCATCCACCGCATCCTTCTCGGTGGGCTTCTCCGCGACCCGCGCAGAACGCGCGGAACGGGTCCACCGGCCGGACTCGTCCCGGGGCTCCCTGGGGTCGTAGTCCTTGGAGATTTCCTCGGTGGGCAGTTGCTGCGCCGCGGTGATCCCGTCCCTGGCCACATCCCGGGCGTAGCCCACCAGCAGGCGCTCGGTGAGCGCTCGGGCCGCCGGGGGGACGACCGCGGCGGCCGTCTTCGGGTCACCGGACAGCGCGGTGGCCAGATGGGCGTGCATCCCCCGGGAGTTCAGGCCATAGCCGACCAGGGCCCGCTGCCAGGCGACCTCGGGCGCCCAGCCCCGAGCCAGTTGGATATCCACGGCTTCGGCCAGGGCCTGGGCCGCGGTGCGGTTGATCGCCTCGATCAGCGCGCCGCCCACCGCGGTGGCCCGCATCTCGCCGTACTCCGGGGCCAGATCGGCCGCGATCAGCTTGGTGAAGGCATGCGCGTGCCAGGCGAACGCGGCCCAGGCTTGCGTCTCAATGCGACTCACCCGAGGGGTCGCCGACTCCAGGTCGCCACGCACGATGCCGAACATGGCCAGCACCGACGAGGCCAGATCGTGGTCGACGGCCGCCGTGGTCATCCCTCGATCACGCGCCGCTTGTCATCGGGATATTGAGTGTTCATGTTGCGCAGTACAGCATCCAGATCGTCCCGGTTGGCGACGAGGATCTGATCCCGCACCTCCGGCTCCTGCACCTGCGGAGGATGCTGAGCCAGCGCCATGTGGTACCGGCGGCGGAGCTGGGTGGCGCGGGAGAGCGCATTGGTGTCCCGGTCCAGCTTGCGGTAGTCCAGGACCATCGCCCCACCGCCGGCATCCCGGGCCTGGACCAACTCCTGGGCCCGCTCCAGCTGTGCCGTTCCGACCCGCCTGACCGCGTCGGCGAAATCGGCGTCCGGAGCATCGATGGGGGGCAGACCCAGGGCCTTGATGCCGGTGTGACCCTCGTACTCGGTCCGGATGCGATCGGGGTGCGGCGGCGGTCGCATCGGGTCGTAGAGCGCACCGCCGTCGGCGAACACATGGTCGAGGTCCAGCTCGTTCAGTCTCGCCATGGGCGCCTCGGGCAGCGGCTGGGCGGGCTGTACCTGTCCCCGGTTGACGAACTGGTGCGCCACCTGGGGGTTGACCGCGACCACCTTCTCCCGGCCCTGGGCCAGCCCCACCACCTGGTCGAGCAGGCTGGTCAGATCCTCCGGCGGCAGCGCCTCCAGCTGGGCCGGGGTCCGGCTGTAGAACTCCCGGAGCGCGGGGTTGGGGAACCGCGGGTCGTTGATCTCCTGCCGGATCTCGCCACCACCGAAATCGACCTGGGCCGGAACGCCCTCAGCGTTGGCTCCCAGCAGTGTCGCCTCTTTGGCGAAGTGGGTCTGGGCCTGCAGGTCGTGCATCATCGCCAGATCCGCAGCCCGCGCGACATCGGGCACGCTTGACCCGGCCTCCGTGCCACCAGCCGCGGTAGCACGGAGGTCGAGGTCGCCGGCGGCAGCCGCCGGACGCTCCTTGAACGGGAGTGGGTCGGGATGCACCCGGCGGTTCTGGTGCCGGATGGAATCGGCCCGCACCTTGCCGGTGCCGTTGATCATGTCGTCGAAGTAGCCCGCCTGGGCTTCCTGTGGCCGGTTGTGCTTGGGCATCACGTAGCCCGTGTCCTGGGCCCGCTCGTGAGTGGTGTTCTCGCCGCGGCCGGTCTCGTCGCGCCACTCGTGGTAGCGCACATCGGCGATGTAGTACGGGAACTGCTCCTTCAGCGCCAGCAGCGCGGTGTGATAGCCGCGGCCGTTGAGCCGCAGTGGCTCCAGCCGATCCTTGTTGGCCTCGTCCACCTGCGTCATGTGGGCGTTGAACCGGTCGGACTGCTTGTTGCCCATCATCTCGGCCAGCAACCTGACCTGGGCTTCCTTGGTGGGGGCGGCGGCATATTCGGCCCCGATCTGCGCCCGCATCTGGGAAAGACTTCTCAGCGGCGGTCCACCCCACCGGGCCGCCTCCTCCTTGTGGGCCAGGAATTCCTCGTTGGCCCGCCGGTCCAACACCTCGCCGACCAACTGGTCACCGCGCTGGACGTTGCCGTCCCGGGTGCGGTTTCTGCCTGCCGCCGCGGCCAGCCACTCCTGCGCAGCGTTGTCCCTCTCGACCTGGGAGAGCTGCGGGTTGCGCTTCTCCGCGGTCGCCATCTGCTGAACCAGGGTCTTGAACTGCGTCGAGTTCTCGTCGGGCTCGACCTCCAGGGCCCTGGCCCGCAGCTCGTTCATCCGGGACCGACTGATGTTGCCGCCGGCCGTCACCGACCCGTTGCGCACCGCGTCCAACAGGCTGCCGTAGCGGCCGACCATCCGGCCGGCCTTGTCGTTGAATCGGCGGCCGCCGCGCAGATTGCGGTCGAAGTCCACGGTGTAGATCCCGTTGTGGCTGATCACGGTCATCGACTTGGCCCCAGACATCAGCCCGGTGTAGATGTCCTCGGTGGTGGGGCCGCCGAAGCTACGGGTGCGGATGTACTGGCCGCCCTTGAGGCCGGTCAGGTGCTTGAGGTTGAACGGCAGGTACCAGTCGTCGGCATAGCCGGAGGACTGGTGTGCGACCTGGCCCTTGCTGTTGATGATGATCCCCTCGGACGGCGGGATCACTCCGGACTTGCGCTGCAACTCGTTCAGGTCGGGGTTGGGCAGCTGGTTGTGGAAGTAGGTCAGGACCGCGCCGCTGTCCCAGCCCTCTTCCCGCTCGATCCCCCCGATGGCCGCCTCGGTGAACTGCCGGCTGTTGGTGACCAGGGGATCGCGGCGTAGCTGATCGAGCGCGCCGATCAGCTTGGTGTCCAGCGAGCGCTCGGTGCCCCGGTAGCGATACGCGGCACGATCCGCGGCCGGCCCGATCACCTTCTGGGCCTCCGGGCCGAACTGCCCGACATGGTTGGCCACGGCCAGGGCGTACTTGAGCTTGCGCGGCGCGATGTCGCCCAGGCTGTCCTGCAACAGCCCGGTCGCGTCGGCCACCCGGTTCATGGCACGGGTGCTGCCGGAGTAGGCCTCGTTGCCCTTCAGGCCGACCCCACGGTCGTTGTACTCGCGCACGACGGACGGCGCCGCCCCGGTGGCGATGTTCGCCGCGGCCCCGCCCGCGCGGAGGGCGCCGGACGTCTGTCCGCCCAATGCGGACACCGCGTCGAACGCGGCCGAGGCGGAGGACTCGGCCTTGGGGTGCACCGACACGGCGGCAGTCTGGATCCGGTCCTCGGAGTGCAGCGCGTCGCCTACTCCCACCGCCTGGCCGTTCTTGACGTCCAGAATCTCGGTGCGCTCCTCGCCCTTCTTGTTCTGCACGTTCAGGTGCAGCACCGCGTTGAGGTCGCGGTTGCGGTACGGCGCGAGCATGTCGCGGATCTGCCCGTACGCCTGCTGGTAGTGCGCCTGGTCGGCGCCGGACAGGTGTGAGGCCTGGGGAGTGCCGTCCATCTTCTCGGCGGCCCGCGGGGCTGCCGGGGTGCGGCCGTTGTCGGTCGTGATGCGGGTGTGCTCGGTGACGAACCGCCCGCCGGCACCGCGGTGCTGCTCCTTGGCCCGCTGGCTGCGGGCCCCGGTGGAGAACGCACGGTCGTCCCAGGCCTTCGACAGTTCGGCCAGGCAGCGGATCTCGTAACTGGCATCCTCACCGGCCCGGCTCTTGGCCACCGCGGTGCGGGAGAACTGCCGGCGCAGCGCGTCGGCCCGCTTGGCGATCAGCTCGCCCGCGGCCTTATTGATCTCGGCCCCGTGCGCGATCAGGTCGTAGTGCAGCCCTTCCGCGACCAGGATCCGGCCGAAGACCAGCGCGGACTCGCTGTCCATCGCTGTCATCGCCTTGTAGACGACCTCGGCTGCGTGCCGGTTGAACCCCGGCGCGTCGGCGAACTTCGCCACCGGGGCCTTCCTCTTCTGATCCAGCGCGATGGCCACAGCCTGCTTCTCCGGTCGCCCCTCACGCCGCAGTAGCCGGATGTTGGCGCTGACGGCCTTGGCCGATCGACCAGTCTTCAGCGGCATCACTTGCCTCCCTTGGCTGCGGGCT